CCAATATCCAATACCTTCTTATCTATTATAGCCCAGTTATTCAATATAGTCACGATGGCACTGCAGAGATCATCAATATGAATCCAGTCTCTAGAGTGATTAGAATTAATATATTCTACTTCGCCTCTTTCTAATTTTTTGTAGAGCATATCATCCCGGCCCGGCCATACTGTATGAAATCTCATACCCTTAGCATTAGTGTGATCTGAAGCTATGACCTCACACATTTTCTTGGTAGCTGCATATGGATTTCCATACCATTCATATGCATTAGAAGAAGATGCATATAAATGTTTTGCCGCAAAATGACGACTAAAAGACAAAGCATTTTTTGTACCATTTACATTATGGTCATAATACTCTTCGGGGATTTCAAATGATTTGCGGACACCCGGTATAGCGGCTAGATGAATTAGGACATCCCAGTAGGTACCAATATAGTTCACCCAGTTATCCCAATCTCTAATATCACCTTCAAATGGTATGACGGTGTGTCCTAAATTTTCTAGGTAGGGACCAAGGCTAGATCCAACACAACCTTCATGTCCTGTCAATAGAATCTTCATAGGAAGTCTTTTAGATCGGAGTCTACGTTCTTGGCCCGGGACAATTTCTTCTTCTTATCCTTAACAACATAGCTCTTCAACTCATCATCTTTTTCCTTGACCTTATCAATACGATCCTTTAGTGTATCAACAAATGCCTGGACTACTGCTGTCGACTGATCATCACCATTAGAAATAATATACTGTTCAATACCAGAAGATGTCATATATTTTATTTTAATCTCCTGTTGCTTCTTCTCCTTGGCTATTCGTCTCAGGAAGGCATACCAAGATATCTGTGTAAAATAGGCAAACGCATTTGGATTGCCGGTCCGTGTAGCCACTTCAATATTATAATTCTCTATGGCCTTCAGGCAATTCTCTACAGCATCCATAACCATCTCTTCCCGATAGGTATAGCGAATAAAGTTAGATTTGTGGGATAGGCCTTCAGATATCTTTAAAAAGCATTGAGCGATGTAGTCAGGTACAATAGGTAGTGGTTCTTCCTTACGTTTGGCTTCTGCCAATACACTGCAGTAGTCAACCACCGCCTGGGAAAAATCTTTATTGTTGACGTAATGTATACTTTTTCTTTTAGTCTTACTCATAATATTATCCTTACATTACTAATAATATAGCATATAAATTCTTCAAATTCAACGAGAATTTATTTTATTTAGGGGGGTGTAGAATTCTGCAAACCGGGGTATAATTAATAGAGGGTTTTGAGGAGGGGGATATTAGTGTAATTTCTTGGGGTCAAACGGGAATTCAATTATATTATCAAATCCATCTGAATCACCTTCCATTGCATCTTTTAACATCAGGGTCCGCCTTTTTAAATCAGCAACATGCTCTTCTATCTTTTCCGCAATCTCTTCTTCGGTCATCTCGGCGTTCTTAATGGCTTCATAATAATTTTGTAGAACTTTTGTTATGGGGTTGGCTTCAGATATAATATGATTAGAGTTTAGAGTCAAAAATACATCATCTCCTTCCTGCATCATCATCCAGGGTTTAAAATGATAATATCTTACACCACGAGTATCATCATCAAAAACATTAAGATGCAGGGCTCTACGTATAACTAGGTCGGGTGTTTCATCTGTCGCCCATTCAATGACCTCACATATAATCTCATCGCCATTGGCAAGTTTAAATTGTTTAATATTAGAAACTTCATTCATTAATATCTACCTTAACGATCTTATATTTAAATTGTTCTTTTTCATATATCTTAACCCGTAGGGCGCCATGTACCAATGTATAATTTTTTCGAGACTTGTGATGTAGATCATCGGTTAGGTCATAGAGCGTAGTAATCTGTCCATTGTCCGATTGCCGAAGGCCACGCCCAATCGATTGTAGGACTTTGATTTGTGATTTCGAGGGACTTGCAAATATAATATTATGCAGGTTCCGTATGTTAATACCAGTACTAAAAGTACCAAGACTAGCGACAATGATAGCATTTTTTTGTTTCTCTATAATTTTACGTATGGCTTCCCTGTCTGAAGTTGCAACCTCACCACTCACAAAAAATACTTTTCTTCCTTCTTCTACCTTAGTATTTATCAACTCAAAAAGGGGTTTTCCATGAGCCTCCACACGATTGAATAGGACAAGAGTATTTCCCTTAGCATCAACAGCCAAATTGCGAATGAGCCTATTACGAGCAGGGTTTCCAATAATAAAGTCAATTTCTTCCTGATAGGTCTTCTTTCCAAATTCTTTCCTCACATTCTCTGCATAATTTAAAAGTAAAACCTTTATGTCCAACGGAGCAAGTGTCTCATTGTCCTGTAGAGCCTTTGTGGTAGTAACATTATGGACCGGACCAAATAGACCCTCCAACATTAGTCTATGGGTTAAGGTACCATCTAAGGTTCCCGTAAATCCATATCTATATTTAGCATCAATAGCCTTGTTCATAATAGATGACAAAGACTTAGACTTAAAACCATGACACTCATCTCCGAGTATCATACCAAATTGTTCAAACCATTTTTTGGGTAACTTATAGATTGACTGCCATGTACTAATTACTATGGTCTTGTTTGTCACCTTATCCCTACCCGAATAAATTCTATGCATGCCTTCTGGGTCCTGACCATAATCATTAAAGTCCTGAAACATTTGTTCGACCAATGATGTGGTAGGCACAATAATTAATATTTTAGAAGCCTTGGATCCACTTGCAATATATTCATACCAATATTTAGCCATAAGATAAATAATAAAAGACTTACCAGATCCAGTAGGAGATAATAAAATTGCTCGAGTTCTTTTTAGGGCTGTTTCAAGCGCAGCGTATTGATAGTCTCGAGGTTGAAATGGAAGCGCTTCGTCAGCTAGTAAATCAGGTAGTCGTTGAAGAGGTTGTGGATCCGGAAGTGGAAATCCATATTGATCCGACTCTTCTGTGTCAACAGAATATCCTCTCTCAGCTGCAAACTTTAACAAATAGACATATAGCCCAGCGCTTAGCTCTTGAGAGATGCGATTGAATAGACGGATCTTTCCGTCCCATACCTTGTTCCTATAGGCCGGCATAAATTTATAACCAGGAACAAAAAAGCTAAAATAGTCAGACAGCTCTGCTGCATGTCCAGCCTCACAATCTACGTATAGCATGCTATAGTCTTTTAATCGTACCGTAAAGTCAACCATTCTCTTTTAATTCTTTATACTTCTGTCTTACTTTGATAAACTCTTGTAGGTAGTCATGTGTATTGACCCTAAAGACTTGAGGTTCACTGTGATCAACCGCGATAATGATAACACCCTGTTTAATGGGGACACCAGTCCGTTCATAGAATGCCGCGGCATAAAAAGATGCCTGTATAAAGTAGTTAGTAATCCATTCTACTTTTTTTGGCTTACGACTTGTCTTGAAGTCAATAACCGACAGCTCACCATCATACTCGCCAATACAGTCTACTTGGCCTGCACACTGTAGCCTATCGCTGTAGAGATATTCTTCTTGAAACCAAATGTTATTTACTTTATCATCTATAATTTTCTTTATATGACTAAACGTAAATAGGTTGTTGGGTAAAACATCTGTATCCCAATCCTCAATATTATCAAGATAATCTTCCGCCAACTTGTGGACAGAAGTTCCTCTTGTTGCGGCTTGATGTGATATTTTATTGGCTTCTTCTTCACCAACCCTTTTACGCCATCTCATAATACTATCCCTGGAAAGAATACTCAATACCGTAGTAATAGAAGGATAGGAATTACCTTCTGGAGTAAAGTATTTACGACTCTTCTTTGTGGTCTTGCGGGTTAGCTTGGGTAGTGTGATACCATGATCGACGTGATTAAACATTAGTTGCCTGCTTCAAATTGTTTCCATTTTATAATATTACCAATCGTTTGATGTCGCCAATTGAGGTTATTTACGATTTCATTTAATGTATCTATAATGGTTTTCCAATACTCTATTTTCTCTTCGGACTTCTGAATTTCTGTATCGGAATCATAATAGTAATCCATTTCACCTTTCATAATCTTTAGGCCATCTAGAGGATCAAAATCCCAACCCAGCTCTCTAATATGGTCCTCGGACATCTTACCATTATACCAAAGCCACTTATCCTTCAGTAACAGCTTTTGAGACAGCTCTGCTCTCTTCTTGGCCAGTTTGGCTTCGGATAACCACTGGAGATATTTTGCATGTAGGGCTGGTGTGGCTCTCGATGTTTCATCTAGTGCAGAGCCAATGACACTATCTTTTTTCCATTCAGCCAGAATAGTTTTCAGGTCCATAATATATCCTCATAATATAAAAGTATTTAGCGTAGTTCAAAATGCGAGAATCTAAAGCTACATGGGAATACAATATATTGTACGTCACCACTAGTTGATTCTAGAGCCATATCTCCAACAGTAGTGGGTATGCAGTCTATATATTTAATTGTTCTGGATGTGTTGTTGTGACTACTTAATATCAGAAGAGTGATATCACAGTAGGTCGGAACTTTTGAGGTTCTTCGGTCGGTAGCAGTAACTTCTTTTTCTTCTACCATTCTATTGACCCAATTATACATTTCTGTATAGGAGTTTAGATCTTCATCTACAATCACCATTGTGGTAAGTTCACCATAGGTCAACTTATCGGCAGCAAAGGGTACACCTGATACTCGTTGGTAGGGCATCTCAACCGGACTTGCAGCCACCTGTGGGTGTAATACAGATTGAGCAAAGAATTCTAGGTTGGGATAATTTTTACGGTCTACGACTAACTTAAAGGCAGACGGTTGCAAAAGGTTAAGATTACTTAAACCTGATGCAGCAGTATCTACAGCAACTGTTATCGAAGGATCTAATGTAGGCATATTAATATCCGGTAATTGTTATACCTATATTTATATCCTTTTAACTGAAGGCGTAACGAATATCACTAACTAATTCATCAACATCTGATTCATTGGCTTGGTAGAGAATACCAATACCACCTGCCTTATTCCACTTATGGATATTAGAGGGTTTATCATCAACCAGAATATTGGGCTCACCCGACAATCGCTCGGCTGCATGCTTCTCTTTATTTTCAACAAATAGCAAATTAGGAATCTCGGGTAAGAACCCATGACGATCTAACCAGACTCGTTTCCAATAAGATGAGTTAGGAAGATCCCCAGCAATAGGAGATGAACAAATGCCATAATCACGTCCAGCAATTAAACGGCATTGATCTACCAACCAAGCTGAATTAGCAAAGGGTGATAACCGATTAAACCAATCAGTATTCTTCATGGCCTCGATGGCCGTGGTAGCATCAGGATGATCTTTCCAATGCTCTAGGTTATACACTTGCTCGAAGTGACCAAAGAAGTCAGCAATGACTCCATCCATATCTAAATATAATTTCATGCATTAATCCTTTCATGTTTGATTATAGACTCCCCTAAATATACTGTATGTGGTATTTCACACTCAAGCCAATGAATACCCTCTTCGGCGGTATCAAAATACTGTTCCTGAGCTGGCCCGCCGCCCATACCCCCTTCAAATGATGCACACCAACCAATTGTTTCAATATATTCAATGTAACAAGGTGATTGAGCATTAGTAGATTCATAA